GCATAAGGCACGTCTTGTAGATGTTCGAACCACGGGCCACCTTCTGTGTAATGAAGCATTTTGGGTGATCCATCTTCGGGCGATTCATACCAATCTGTCAGCCAGTTCCATTCATGTGATATTTCGCCTATTTCATGATCGGCGAGCCACACAAATCTATGATGCCATAATCCATCGTTGGTGTTGAGTGCGTTTAGATCCAACAGTTTGTTTGATGGATGTTCGCAGTTCCACAGCATACAAGAAGACCAATTTTTCCTTGGATACACAGTTTGTGCTTTGCCATCCATTTTGGTTGTGCTCTTTGGTGTGTAATCATGCTTGGCAACCATCACTGCATAATTGTCATTGGCTTGATTGAACAATTCTTTGATGTCTGTAAGACATAAAAAATCACAATCGATGAATAGTGCCCACCCTTTGTAACCTGTCAGCATGGGCACAAAGAAACGCGAAAACGTAAACTCCGTGGATGCTTTGGCGTCTACATCTCGAGTGTATATGCCTAATTCTTTCAGTGTGGGTAATTTTATAGGATAAACCTGTGCGTTGGGATTGTGTTTTTGTATGGAATGTTTGGCAACCTGAAAGGCGATGTCCTCTCGTGAATCCCAGCCAACAAATACTCTCATCTCTGTCATTGCTTGTTTATATAGTAGTGAATTTGTTGCCAATTGTCAACCTTGACAATCCTGTCGTCGTCACACTGTGAATTGTATGATTGTTTCATTAAAAAAGTTTTTAAACCCATTTGTGCACCAATTTGTGCATTAGAAATCTTGTCTTCGATCCATACACAATTTGTTCCTCGGTATTTCTCTAACCATTTTTCTTTGCTTTCCCCGAATCCCACTGTGTCCATTCTATTGAACACTCCCGGAAAGTGTGCTTCCAAATTCATTTTACGCAGGGCAATTGCATAGGGATCAAACCCCATTGCCGTGCAGGCATGGACTTCCCATCCTTCCTTTTTCAAGGTCAAGAGAACTTCTTTGGCATCCTTCCATGGTTCCAAGAATCCCATCCATGCTGAGTTATTGTGTGCCTGCATTATCGACTCGAAATTCTTGTATGAATCATATTCGGTCGGATCGTCAATGTTCACACCGGGATGATAGTGTTCAACATACCTGTGAAACTGTTTAGACCAGTTGAGGCAAACGCCGTCTATATCTGTTAAAATTATTTTCATGTTCTCTTTCTTTGCGAGGGCGGGGACCTGGTAAGAGGTCCCGTACTTACCTACAACGCCCTCAATGGTACGGTCTGTAGGATTCGAACCTACAAGTCTTGTGGACAATAAGTTTTTACCTTATCGCGTCTACCATTCCGCCAAGACCGCATCGTTATTATAACATCTTTTCTTGGCATCTCCTACGGGAATCGAACCCGTGTCTTCACCGTGAAAGGGTGATGTCCTAACCGCTAGACGAAGGAGACATCTATCTGAGTTTGACAACCTGGTAGTTTTGTTCACCTTGCCAACTCAACTTAAAGTGTACAACATCTTTGTCTTTTGTCAAATACAGCATATTGTAGAATGATTCTCCACGTATATCGTTCTCTGTTAGCCATACATCAAACTGAGATTTAATTTTAAATGCCTTGCTCATGCCTTTGGGCCATCCTCCTGGTGCAGGAATGTAGATTTTCCATTTGTATTTCAGTTCGGCGTCTTTGTAAGTTTGTGGAGGTTGGTTAGGATTCATCGTCGACGATGGAACAAACCAAATGTATTCTATCAATTTGGCTGGCATTCAAAGCTGTGTGCAAAGGTATTGTGTCGGTGTGCCACCATGTGTTGGCAGGCATGTGTTTGACTTCATCGCCTATTATCATCAAACAACCTTCGGCTGTTATCATGGGATAGTGTAGACGTGTGTTGTCATCGTTGTGCCAACTCAGACAAGTCTTTGGTTTCATCTTCATCAATCTTATCCTGCCCAGTTTATCTGCATACTTGCTCTTGAGTGCTTGGTAGACTTCTTCGAACAAAGTACCTTTCAACTGTTCACACAGCACTGTAAAATCTTTTTCCTTTTTAGGATTGGACAATTCAGGAACTATCCTCTCCATGGTGCCATCTTCATTCTTGATCCTGTAAGAGTTTTTCCAATCATACGTCAGACTGCCTGTGCCGAATTCGTAATCAGTGGGATTTTCTGGAGTGGTGTTGATGCAGATGCTGTTGTTTTCGTTCCAGTGTAGGATTTTTTCATCGATGAGTCTGTTCAACTCGGAGTTCAAATCTAAAACTGGTAGATCGTTAACAGGTGTAAAGTGAGTCATTGTCCATACTTATCAGAAAAAATATTTGAGGGACACAGAAATTGTTCTTCCTGGTTGACTGTATCCATATGGCCTTTGGAAATTCAAATCTGTAACATTTTCTATTGCAGTCTTAATGATTAAATCATCTTTGATCAAATAGTTTGCTCCTATGTTAGTGAAGTGCTGATGGTTCCTATCTACTATGGCGTAACTTGTTGGGTGAATATCTCTGTGTTCTCCATAATACTGCCAGTCATACCACAAATTTAGTTTATCGTTTACTTGATGATCCACTCCTATGTTTGCCTGCCACCATGGGCGTCTTGTCATTTGTGTGTCTGTGGAATCTTGTGCAGAGACATACATCAATCCTATTTTCAATGATGAATCGTCCACTTGTGTCCTGCTTGAAAAATCCCATCCATTTATTTTGGTCTTGCCATCAGTGTCATTGGTGTATGTTGAATTGGCGTAGTTGATTTGATCTGTGATTTCGGTAGAGAAGAACATGCTTTTGCTTTCAAAAGTGTACCATTTATCCTGTGTGTATGTTTTGATACCTATCTCGTATGTTACTGATTTTTCTTCTTTAAGATTGGGATTTCCTGTGTATCCAAAATTGTCCGCACCATACATCTCGTACAGCGTCGGTGCTTTGAATCCTGTGCTGGTTCCTGCAACAAGAGTCATCACATCGTTTAACTTATATCCGGATCCGAGCCTATATGTGGTCACAGGATTGTGCAGGCTGTTCCAGTCCTTCCTCACTCCGCCATTGATAATAAATTTGTTCTTTTCCCAATCAGCATTAATGAAAGTCGCATAATTTTCCGCATCTTTGTCAACAGACGAATTGTATGATCCTCTGTTTTGGAACTGTGCAGAGTAAAACTGTAAGTCCGTGCCGATGGTGTAATCCACTGTCCCCACTTTGTCTGTGTAACTGATCACAGAGTGTTTGTTCTGGCTGTCGTAGTCATCAATTTCGGAACCGTTGATGTATTGACGATCATGCGAGTTGTAATCGATCACAGCATTCCAGTTGTTGCCTTCGTATCTCAATTGATAAAAATAAAACTTTGCGTCTCCGGTGTAGTCAGAGTCGTCCACGCCACTACCGTCCAGTTCGGTCTCCGAATTCCTGTACACTATGGTCGACTTCAGCAAACCGCTGTTCAACCAATGTTCGGAGTCAAAGTTGATCGTTTGATAAGAATACCCATCATCGTCACCGTCCTTGACAACAGAGTAACCGTCGGATTGATCTTGTGTGGCCTTGATCGAATAGTTGCCCGACCCGTTGGCAAAACCTTTGTGAACATCTACCGCGCGGGTGTTGTTGGAACCATAGGTGACTGTTGCTTGGTCCACGAATGTAGGACTTGTGTTGATGTTGACTGCACCTCCTATGGCGCCCGATCCGAAAAATGTGCTCTGTGATCCTTTGTAAATGTCAATGCCTGTCGAATATTCTACGGGATCATTGCCCGCATCGAACAATCCGTTGGTGGTGGAATGATCGGTTATGGGTGATCCGTTTATCATGAAAAGCGTGTGATTAGAATCGGTACCTCTGGTGAACACCGATGTCTGTTGTCCCTTACCACCCGAGCGTATGGATGTGATGGATGAATTAGTGTTTAATAGATCACCTATCACAACCGAGTTGTTATTGTTTTTGGGGAAAACTGTGTCCACGTTCACAGTGTAGGTGCTGAGTCCTGTCGGATACAGGAAATAGATCGGTATGGTTATTTCAAGCTCGGCTTTGGCCGAAAAAGGAAATATAACCGCCAGCCAGATGATTAAGATTTTTATAATTAGGTGTTTGTATAGCATGTTTTAATATTATATAGAATAATATCGTGCTTGTCAATGTGTTGGTAAAAAACGGAATAGCCATGACATAACAGTTGATGAGTCCTTGCAGATCATAACCATACCAACCACTGGTCCATACACCAAAGTTAGTAATCAAGAAAAATATCACGCTGGAAACAATCGGTCCACGTCCGAAGTAGGCAATTAAAAATAGAGAACCATACACCCAAGCCATGAAACTGTGCCAACCTAATATCATGTCTGTGAACATGTACACCAATAACGCCGGCAACAGAGTATAGTGTCCCCCCAAACTGAAGATGGCCAACACAGGAGTGAAATTAGGAGGATGTGGTAAAAATCGTGACACCAAGATGAGGAATAAAAGGAAAATCTGTATGTGATTGATTTTGTTCAGCATTGTCTAATTGTATTAGGTATATGTCCTGTTGTCAATAATCTTGACAGACGACTCCTAAAATTGTATATTATAAGTACCGATTATGTACAGCGATCTTTTATCTTTTGGCGACGTCATCAAACTCGATTACTACGTCGAATGCCATAAGCTATTAGAGGAAATAGAACCGTTCGAATGGCTGAGATACAACCCAAGGAAACCCATTCCAAGGCATGGACTGAGCGTTACCAGTCTCAATGGAACCAGAGATGGCATAGATTTAGATTCGTTGTATGAGTACAACAAGGAAAACAACACGAATTACACAGAGCTCGATTTCAAGACCAAAACCGATGTCTATCATGCGAGCGAGGAAACAAGAAAGGCAGTAGAACCGTTCGACGCCGAAATTTCACGCACCCATTTTTTGAAATTGGATGCTGGTGGATATTTTCCCGCCCACCGCGATTGGAGACATTTGGAACAGCAGACAAGTTTCCGAGTTTTAGTTCCTATAAAGAACTGCAATCCCCAAGACATGTACTTCATATATGATGGAAAAATACTAAATTTCCAGCACGGTTTTCCTTATTTTGTGAACACAAACAAGGAACACTGTCTGTTTTCGCTCTCAGGAAATAGTATTATGTTGGTACTTAATGTAGAGTGCAATTCAAAAACGTTAAATACAGTTATAGGAAGGATGGCATCAAGATGACAACATGGTTTATAGTAATATTATGTGGAATAGTATGGTCTCAGATAATTTCTCACTGGGGAGCATCTATCCTACTTCACAGACATTACTGTCACAAGCAATTTAGAGTACCCGGATGGTTTGAAACCATTGGGTTGGCCATGCTGATGATCGCTTGTATCAGAACACCGATAGGTTGGATAGCATCACACAGGATGCATCATGTCCATTCGGATACAGAACATGATCCCCATTCTCCTAAGTTTGTAGGCTTTTGGAAAGTGCTTTCAACGACATGGGAAATTCCAAACATACCTCCAAGATACGCAAGAGACTTGTACAAGAATCCTAAGCTTGTTTTTTGTCATAATCACTGGGGTAAAATTTTAATCGGAGCCAATGTTATCAGCTTTCTAATACATCCATACTTTTGGGTGGCATTTTGTGTTGTTCCTTTCATATTTGCAAAAATAGGTTTTGGACTTTTGAACACAGTGGGCCATTCCAAAGGACCAAGCAATGTGCCTTGGCTCAATCTGTTTATCGCTGGTGAAGGATATCATAAAAATCATCACGAGAATTTCAGAAGAGTAAGATTACACAAATGGGACACGGGTGGATGGATAGCAGAAAAATTTTTCAAAAACTATGGACAAAAAAGAGACACTTCTAAGTCAGTCGTTAGCAGTTAGAACTTTTCCACTCAACGAAGTCAAACAGCTGTGTGATAATTTTTCTATCGAACATCATCATGAAGTTGCAAAACCAAAATCTAATATAGTCGATTGGCTCGCGCCGATGGTGGACCTTTCAGAATTTAAACATTTCTATCCGGCCAACGGAGTCACGGAAGGTTTGAACTATTGGATGATGCAGGAATCGAGATCGATTCAAGTCAAGGACGGAGAGTATGCCTGGGTGGAGGGCAAGCAAGAAGGTGATGTTCATTACATCAGTTGTCCCAGTTCAGTTGACGGAAATTTTTGCGAAATCCCCACAGACAAACCAGTGGTTTTAGATTTGGCATATATTGGCTCCACTAAGATCGGCAAGTTAGATATACCAAAGAACGTAGAAAAAGTTTTCTTTTCATTGAGCAAAAGTTTCGGATTAAGAAACTATAGGATAGGTTATTACTGGTCAAGAAGAGCCGATCCTATGTTGGAAAAATTGATCTACTCTGCAAAGTATTACAACTATTATTCATTCGCATTGGGTGAAAAAATAATAGACCAATTCCCCATTGATTTCGTGCATGGCAAATTAGGCCATATTCAGCGAGACCTTTGCAAAGAATTGGACCTAAATCCCAGCGATTCATTATGGTTGGCAACCACTACAGATCAAGCATATAATAAGTTTAAGCGAGGAGACACGAATCGTGTTTGTTTAAGCGGTTTGATAGAAAAAGCATATTATGATAAATCCATTTAGATCGATTGAGTCTATAGTAGGACTTTCTGATACACAGTTATTAGATTTGGCCAATACAATACACAAAGAAGGCGTAGCGGTTTTTTATGATCAAAATTTAACTATGTCCGACCTTGTAGAAGTTTGTAAAAAATTCGGCGAGTGCGAAACCCCCAATCTTTTCATGAATCCCAAGGAGCATCCAGAAATTTCTTTGGTGACAGGAAAACGCAAGGATGACGGTCAAAAAATAGGAATGTTTGGAGACACGGAATTGGGCTGGCATTCGAACGGAAACTCGAGGCACTTGATTGATAAAATTCTCATAAGTTTGTATTGCGTTGAGGAAGACATCAACACCACCCTGAGCGTGTGTCACACTTCCAAACCTTTTTATGACATGAGCCAAGATGAACAGGAGTATTGGAAGTCCATCAAAATAAGGTTAAAATTTGTTAACAACACAGTGTACAGTCTTGAAGAAGGTGACCCTGAACTGGAATTCATGAGCAAGCACAAAGGAAGCATCAGGAAGTTGGTCGATCAACACCCGCACACTGGAGATTTTTATTTCTATTTTCCATATCACTTCATAATCGGAGCCTGGGAAGGATCTAAAAAAATTGATCATACAGAATTAGTAAACAAATTGATGCCCAAAATATTCCAATCCAGATATCAGTATCATCATATATTCAAAAAAGGAGATCTGTTGTTGATGGATCAGTTTACAAGTTTACACAGACGCACTCCGGTAATGGACAAGGAAAGATTGTTATGGAGAGTGGCCAGCGATTTCAAAAGGATACATGATGAACAAAAATCTTGAAAGATATCTGTACAGAGCTCAGTTCATAACACCCCAGAAGGCGGACGAGGTCAGGAATGTTTTAGACACAGAAACAACTTGGGTGAACTTTGACTACAAAGGACCTGAGAATATCTGTGTGCAGGATAATCCTCAGATTCCATACCATGTCACCGAATTGGGTCTTGAACATCAGATGACAAAATATTTAGAAACTCAAATTGACCGTGTTGTGGATGATTACATACACAACTATCTACAAGATATCACTTGGTTCACTTATTGGAATGGCAAGACACGATTCTATTATATTAGATATCCAACCGGGTCTGATGGAATGGGAACCCATGCGGATCACGTGAGGAACATATTCGACGGAACCAGGAGGGGAATTCCAACTCTGACTGTGCTTGGATCATTGAGTGACGAGTACGAAGGAGGAGATATTGTGTTTTGGCAAGACACACCCAAAAGATTGAAAAAAGGTGAAGTTTTTATCTTTCCTTCTATTTTCCTTTATCCGCATGAAGTAACTCCTATCACCCAGGGCACACGATACTCATTCGCTGTTTGGATATGGTAGACAAGAACATTCCATGGCCCACGATAAATGACCAAACCTCTGAGTTTGTGAATGTGCCTCTTATAGAAAATTACAAATTCAAGGACATGTGGTACCTTGACACAGAGCAAGCCAAACCTTTGTTCGAAAAACAAGCAGACATCATCATACAAAAACAGTGCAAGGGAATAGTAGATGTGGGGTGCAGACACGGCCCCGTAAATGCTATACTGCACGAAAAGGGTTACACAGATTACAGATACATGGGATTTGACACATCAGTCGAGCCCATAGAGTTGGCCAAACAACAATGGATACAGTTTCCAAACATAGAATATAGGAATGTGTCATGGAATGACAAATCTAAAATCACAGTGGACTTTGATGTTGATCAAGTCATATGGAGTGGTGTTTTGATATACCAGCCGGACGAGCACCATCAAGTTTTCCATGATATCACTGTTGATTTATATAAAAGTAAAAATGCAATCATAGCTGAAGTATATCATGATCAGAAATACAAGGAAGACAGGCTCCTATTAAATACCATTACACACGAAATGGATCAATACTCGCAGAGATACTCACAGGTTGATCAAACTCTTTTGGATTGTGAAATATTTTCCGGAAGGAGACTTGTCCTTGACATTACGATATAGAATAGAAAAAAGAAAAGTTGACGTCAGCAAGCGGAAGTATGTCAACATGGACCCTCACAACGATCGACCAGATTACGATCATCTCCAAATCCATGATCAATATGTTGGTTACAAAGACGCATTCTACACTCCGATCGATATGCCTAAGATTGATGTCGATCTCGATCATATAGAATCACTTTGGTCAGACCCAAGCATGGAAAAAGGAACAACTGCCGGCACCATCGCTGTGGGCAAAGTTTTGTTTTTAAAAATGAACATGTTCACATATGTGGATGGCAACCCGCCTTGGTATGCATGGGCAAAAAGTGAAATACCGCACATATGTGATTTCATCGACCAACTGCCTTTCAAATCTATAAGACAGTGTGCGTTTGTGCAACCACCCGACGTTACACCGCCACACTATGATGAGCCATTGACTATGACTCCACATCTCAGAGATAGTGCTCCGTCACAATACAGGATAAGGTGGAGCAAAGTTACAGACAAAGATAATGAGATATTTTACATGAGCAAGGATTCCGGAGCAACCAAAATTTACCCTGTGCTACCAGATGAAACCAACACATACGTTTATGATGGTTCTGTGTGGGAACATGGCACTGATCGTGGATTTAAAATGAGCGAAAGAGCATTAATTGTCATGTCGGGGATACTGGATATCCCAAGGCATCATGCTCTGTTAGAAAAATCTATGGACAAATACAAGGATTATGTTTTGTATGACAAAGAATTCGAACATACCATATCTCAAAGTTAATCTCACAGTTCCGGTTTTAGATATTTGCGATGAAGCAAGTCATTTGCTTGAAAACAGAATGTATGAGCCTCATAGATCGGATGATGGTCGTGGTTGGAACGTGTTTACTCTTTATGGTGAGGGAGAGTACATAACGATTGGCGGCAATTGGGGAGATCCTGCAAAATATCATTGGACTGACCTTGCAAAAAAGCACTGTCCAAAAACTATCGAGTGGTTACAAAGTTTGCCATACACAGAAATTTATAGAGCAAGATTTATGTTTTTGGAGCCGGATGGACACATCAAGATACATCACGACAAAGAACCCAACGAGATTTTAGGACACACAGTCGTCGACGATGCCATGAACATAGCAATCAAACATCCGCAAGGCTGTTACATGAGGCAGGTGTACAAGGATCATTACAATGAAGTACCTTTTGAAAATGGCGCCGCATTTTTCTTCAACAATAGATACTTCCATTATGTACACAATAACAGCAATGAAACAAGGATCCATATGATCATCCATGCAAAATGGTTGCCCTTAAACACTGAATACACTAAAATCAAATTGTTAGAAAAGAATTATTTAGATCACGACGAATTCGCATATTCGAACAACCCATGGAACAACAAGGAAGCATTAGATGAAAAAATCTCAGCATATACACCAGACCTGTCTTATTGTTGTTGAAAACTTAAACCAACAAGGAGACCATTTCGAAATCGGTGCTTGCCAAAATTATACCAGCAGTATGATTTATGAACTCCAAACCAAAGTTCCGGAGATGGCCATATACACTGTTGCTTCATATGATGAGGCCATGACCCATTTTGATAAGCACAAATATGTTTTCGTTTCTTCGATCGGAAATTACATAGAGTGGTACAACTTCAGTTACATCATTGACAGGATGGCCCAAGAAAATCTTGCATTGGTTGGACACATATTACACAAGCGTGGATATTATGAAATACATGATCAAGTTTTTGTGATTGATTCAGAAAAATGGAAGCAGGCCGGCAGTCCGCACATTAGAAAATCCGTCAAAGACAAAGCATGTGCTATTGAGAGAGATCCCGGAAACATTCACCACGATTACACACCAAAGTGGATCAAGGCGGATCAGAATTCACTTGCACAACCTTACAATATTCCTGTGGATGGCATGTTCCTTGGTTCTCAATTGATATCGGAGTTCGCCCATCAAAAACTGAACATGTCTGCATTCAACAGCCTTGAAAGAAAACACAAGTATTATCTATATGGAGGGACAGAATGGTTTTATCCGGCTCTGTTCATGACAGAAAGTTATGCATTTTGTAACGAACCTTTAGAGAAGATGGCGGATGAAATGCCCACTGATGTTGAACAGTACTTTGGCATAGCCAGTCCCTACTATATATTGGCACTGTCATACAAAAATCCCCAATGCAAGGATTGGCAAATCTTTGACAACAGCCACATACAATTATTATATTGCAAATGGGTATTAGAAAAATTGCCAACATTCGGATATGATGTCAAACACACACTTTCCGCATTTCTGAGAGAATATCCTTGGATCAAATCTAAAGATTTTGAAGCCATCGACACAAACCCATATTTGGAAAAAATTATCAATTACATTCAACGCATGGTCAAACCCTACGACTTGGGTAGCGTGAATTATATAGAACAAAATATATGGGTGGATCAAGAAATTAATATTTTAAACAAGCCGACCTTGGCCTACACGTCAAACGTTTTTAGATACCAGCCCGCTAGCAAATGGATGCCACTGTCAAAACAAAAACAAGCAGAAATAAAATTTTTAAATATTTTAAAAAGCAATCCCAATGTTCATACCATTGTGAATGATATGAAAACAGAAAGGATCAAATGATGCAAATACACTGTTTTGGAGATTCTAATGTATGGGGAGATGAGCAACCAAACTGCACTATAGGTGTAGATTCACAACCCAGCAAGACTACTTTTCCTTATTACCTTGCAAAAAAGTTCAACATCGAGACTGTGAACAATCATGCTGTGTCGGGAGGATCTTTGCAGTTGGTTTGTGACAGTGTGCTTTTTAATTTTTTACCTAAGAAATTTCCGTTGGATGACATCATCATTGTCTATCTACCCAACTGCTCTAAATATTCGTTTGTGACAAATGATAGAAAAGAATATAATAAAATCCGGGATATCATAAGATATCGATTAAGATCATGTGTGTATGATAATGATCTTAAGAAGGACACGGTCGAATGGATGATGCGACACATGTGGCATGAACAAGCATTGTATTACAACGTCATCAAGCATGTTACAACCATCGATGTGTTCCTTAAAGACTATAAAAATGTTTTCTATTTTTGGAACACAAGACATCATCACAGTAATTTTAGAAAAGGCCAAGACGGGTTGGATTCTGAATTAAATTTTAGGAATGCTTGGTTCCCCACTGACGATCTTGCAGAACCGTTCATAGGAAATAGCGTTTTTGACAGCGATATTATAGAACATCATGATCCATTATTCGAAAACATAGCCAAACGCACAGTTGATTGGGATATTTTATCAGTATTCGATAGGATAAGCGACCAATTAAATGTACATAAATACAAACAGAAGCATCATGCACCACAGGTTCATGAGCATTATGTTGATACATTTTTGTATGAACATATTAAGGAGAAAATGAATGTCGATTGAAAGTCCTATTGTTAACGATTATGTGATCGAGTTACCACAACTTATAGATTTATTGCCGACTCCGGCAGAAGTACTCGCAATGAAATCTGCCAAGGTTGATGTGGTTGATCCGGAATACACTTCTGCATGGGATGGCCAAAGATGGTATTTGATCACCGACAACTCAAAAAGCGAAACGGTCATCAGCAAGTTTAATTCTGCACACATGACAGCTTATCCTGAAGTATGGTTAGTAGAAAAGGAAGCAGACAAATGGGTACGCCCACACATCGACACAGACAGATTGGTTGTTTTAATTTACCCAATTGTTCCTTCATCTTACGATATCCAATTCACCGATAAATGGGAAGGCGACAACAATTTCTTTTTCAGATCATATGAGAACACAACTCCATATGAGTATAATGTTTTGCACACCCATACCTACACGTGTCCTACTCTTTTGAACAGTAAAATTCCACATTGTCTACCATCCACGGCTGCCAAAACAACTTTCCAAATTTCCTTGTATTTTGGTTACGATGATTGTTCTGACTGGGCAGGGATAGTCAACACTTACAACAGCGGTGGGTTGATCACACTTTAATTTTTCTATGTACAATGATTTTGTCATAGAACTGCCCCAACTTTCAAATTTATATGACGAACAAAAGCTTTGGCAAGCCTGTCAGTCCAACCCCAGCCATGACAACAAAAATTATGGAGTGAAATGTTGGGAAGTGCCTTGCGATCAACCAGAAGTCAAACACATCTTTGATTTGATCAATCAGGACATCATGACTCAACCATTGATTGGTTGGTTGATGTACAAGTACAAAGATGAGTGGCTGAAACCCCACGTCGATGTTGGCAGAGATGCGATATTGATGTTCCCCATACAGCCGAAAAATTACACCATATCTTTTTTAGACAACAAAGAAGACATGAATACGATATACGAACACACATATGTCTGTCCTACCATCGTGAATTCCAATGTTTTGCACTGTGTGTACGACAAGGGAATAGAAAGAAAATTCTTTCAGATAAGTTTCTCTTTTGACAATTGCACCTGGGATGATGTTATAAAATATGTTTACGATGGAAAATTATTACATAAAACTCTACAGTGATAACCCAGAAGCACATCGCTCCCTGATTGAAGACTTCAGACAAAAAACATTTGATGAAGGAAGCACCAGCCTATCTCATAAGAAATACAACTGTGATGACCCCAACATAGAAACATGGATGTTCTTTGTGGACGATAAACTGGCATCCATCAGTGCCGCGGAAAAGTCACACTACACAAATGATCCTGATATTGCTGTTAGGGTTTGCAGATATCACATCCTAAAACCATATAGATTCTCTCATGCTGGTTTGATCATGGGCGAGAAACAAGTGCAGTGGGCAAGACAAAAAGGATTCCAAATACTTTACATCACTCATGACATAACCAATAGGGCAATAAATCGTCTGTACCAAAGGAAGCGTAAAATGACCGTGCCGACATTTCATCGACACACAAACAGTGAATGGTACACTTCGTTAGAGGTTGAAAAGGATTTTCTGTTCAAGACGGGTGATCTTTTGCAGTACGTTTACAGCATAAGACTTCAGGACAGTGGTTTCGAGTGGCGTCCAGAGTCATCATACATACTTTACCAAAAACACGACGGTGAAATTTATTAGTGATTGGTGGGCCTTAAAGGATTCGAACCTTTGGCCTTATCTTCCGCAAAGATACGCTCTGTCCAACTGAGCTAAAGGCCCACCAATCACTGGAACGCTGGCGGAAGGACTGGGATTCGAACCCAGGAAGGAGTTGCCCCCTTGTCGGTTTTCAAGACCGGTGCTTTCAACCACTCAGCCATCCTTCCGAATAGATCAAGCACTTTTTTGCTGGGTGCAAACACCAAGCCCGGTCTCTAAAAACACAGTGTGAGACCTCTATGTGCTTATTTTTTAGTATTATAACACAAAAAGTTGATACAAAGCAATTATATTCATTGTCGAGAACCATCCCGTCAGTACAACTATCCAAGCCGCTTTTCTCATCACAGCCGCTACTAAACTTGTGACACTGCCTAAAAAATAGAATGGCACGAATATGTCGGGCCTTGGTGCCAAAACAGTGTAAGTCAATATTGCGGATCCTGTCATCACGCATATGGCGGAAAACATTTCAATCCAAAATGCTGTGGGATTGGATGTGTAAGATTCCTTCCAGAATTTTATAATTTTATTCAAAGTATTTTTTTATTATTTCAAGTTGATCATCATATTCTGCTATGACTTTGAGTTCTTTTTCGATTGCCTCTAACACGTCAGGATGTTCTCCAACTCCTGCCGAGTTTTTTAGATACACTTCAACATTCATTGCATGTTTGGCTATGTGTCCTTTGGCGTGTTCTTTGAGAGCCTGTATCATATTTTCTCTGTTATACATTTTCATTTTATTTCCTTTTGTTGGTGGAGGATAGCGGGATCGAACCGCTGACCTCCTGAATGCAAATCAGGCGCTCTCCCAGCTGAGCTAATCCCCCAACGTTGGTGCCGGCACACGGACTCGAACCGCGGACCTGATGATTACAAATCAACTGCTCTACCAACTGAGCTACGCCGGCATTAATCACAGTAACCGTCGTCTTCGATGACAATGATTTCTGGTTTTTTTACTGTGTTCATGTTATGATATTATATATGAGAATTGTGGGGGTGTCAACGCACCCCCTGATTGATTGTTATTTTAGTTTTTTTGCGATTGCTTTAAGCAACACACCATATGCTGGTAGGAACACAATTAATCCCACCACAATCTTTGTGAGCGTATTGTTGAACGCCACTGGTCCCACCCATGGTTGCGGATAAAACGCTGTGTAAAAGAAAGTGTAGGTGTCAATGATGTTGGCCACGATGGTTGATAGTGCTGGTGCAGCCCACCATGCTTCTGTCCATCGTTCTCTGATGTGCTGGAACACATACACGTCAAGCATTGTGCCCACTGCGTAAGCAGTACCTGATGCGATACCCACTCTGTATGCGTGTTCGTCACCGAGTGCTAACAGCACTAACACTGAAGCCACGATGGCTGGAATGATGGCAAGTGCCACGACAGCTCTGCCGGCCTGCTTGCCAACCAATCTAACTGTCAAGTCGGTCGCTACTACGACAATCGGAAATGTGAACGCCGCCGCAGCTAATGGAAATTCTCCGAACAACGGAAGATCCGCTCCTGGAAACAGATTAAATCTGATCGTAACAAGATAATTCGACACCGCAATAACCAGCGTGTGTAAAATTACTAAGTTTCTCACAAGTGTCTTATCAACACCTGATAACAATTTACTAAACATTAATGTTCTCCTCTATTTTGGATACAAGTATTTTAACAAATTATTTGATAAAAGTCTACAAATTGAATTAAAAAAATTGTGGATTAATAGTGGTGATATGGAGTAAAACGAGATGCGTCTAATACTTTGTGATCAAGTCTGTAAGCACCTATATGGTAGGATTCTTGGCGTGTTTTTTGTTGTTTTTTACGGCGTAGAGCACGAAGATAGAGTCTTGACACTCTAAACATCGTTGCCCATTCTTTCACGTCGTATAGCATCATTTAGTAGATGCCTTTTCTTGCGAGTTCACGCTGTCTTGCTTCTAAATCGTAGATGTCTACTGACTGAGCAAGATATGATTCCACCCAATCACGTTTGGATTGTGGAGTGAACCATTCGAGTATTGCTCTGAGAGTTTTCATTATGCTACTTCTTTCATTGAGTCAAGGTGATTGGGGAATCTGCCTTGTTTTTGATATGTTGAATACGCCCACTGCCAATCAGTTCCGTATTCTGTCCTGCAAAAATTGATAATGTTTTCGTTGTTATCACTAAAAAAACTATTGATAAAACGAGTAAACTGACCAAGACTTCTTGCAGTATGTTCAAATGCTTTGTACATTTATTGTCCTTTCTTTCCATTAATAAAATCTAATTCGTCTGTTGTGTAAATCCACATATTAGTAAACGTATTTGAACGCCTTGTCTGTGTTTTTTTCAGCACCAATTCTGTGTAACTTTTGAATTGATGTTAGTAATTTGAATAATAATTTCATTGTCTGTCCTTTTTTATTGTGTTTAAGTCAATACTAATTTATGACAGAAAAATCATAAAATACAGTGTTAATACAATGGGTCAGTTGTGCAAAAAAAACACTGTTGGTTGTGCATGACGGATAATTATTTTGCACATGGCATATAGAATCAAGGACAAACTCACATTCATCCATCTTCCAAAGAACGCTGGCACATCAATCAGCCGATGGATAGAACAAAATACCAATTATCAATATGATGGTCAGAGGCACCAACACATTTCTGCTTTACCATTGGATTGGCAAGACAATGTTTTTTGTGTGGTAAGGAACCCTTATCAACGAGCGGTATCTTGGTATTACTTTGTCCAACAGATGCTGGATAAAAAAACCAAAAGAAAAACTAATTTGTCTTTTATAGAACCACAGTTAGAAATTTTATCAGAAGGTTTTGAACAGTTTGTATCGGTTTACTTTAACTATGTGTTCAGCAAAAGCAAATTCAGGAACGCTTCTCATGTCATGACCCTTAAAAGTATTGCCCAATCAAATTTTGTTGGCGATGACTTCAAAGGTATTGCAATTAGATATGAAAACATACACAAGGATTGGAAAATTATCCAGGAGATTGTTGGTTGTCATGTGCCTTTACCTGTGACTAACATCACAAATTATGGCAACACATTTAGATGGAAAAAACTGTACAATGAAAATTCATACAGGGCAGTGTCGAGATTGTTTGAGAAAGATATCAAACAATTTGGCTATTCCTTTACAGATTAGCGTCTTCCATGCCAGCAACTCTTAGCTTGACTATGTTGGTGATGTGCCACTGTTTTTGATCCAGTGCTTTGATCACACCCAACCACTTGTTGCGTAGCAGTGCCCATTCGTTGACGATTGATTCGTAATCGCACACCTCATCTTCGCCTTCTGCGTATTTTTCAGCATCGCGTGACGTCAGTGCTCGTTGATAGTTTTCCAAATACTTTTTGTAGTGTTTGGTCTTGAGTTTGCGTAATTGTATTTCGAGATGTTTGAGGATTCCCTCTATCTCTTGCAGTTGACGGAATCTTGATTCCACCACGCCCGGCATTGCCGCTGATTGTTTTTCCAGATTACCGTGAAGTTTTACTTCTGCAGAGGCTTTGTCAAGTTCTGCTTCATAATAAGCAATCGCATCTGGTATTTTAGAAATGTCCTGGGTTACTTGTGAGAACCAGTTCATGCATCCTCGTAGTCTTCTTGATCTTCTTCGATGTCAAGGTTGTAGCGTATTGCTTCATCCAAATCATCATCGTGGCCTAAAAGTTCCTTCAGTTCCTCATCGTCGACACCATTGTCCATGGCAATGTCCACGAATTTTTCCGCCACTACAGATTTATCTTTGGCTGGAACGTAGGCTTTTATCAACCCCCAAACATCAATCAACATCTGTGTCTCCATCGTCAGTATCAACAGCAGTTTGTTCTGCTTGCTCCTTTGTAATCGAATTACTTACCTCAGACATGACAATTTCTAAGTTGTCCTTGCCCCAGTTTTTTCTGTAATCCAATATTTCCTTTCCGTCTGCTGTTATATATTTCAATCTGTTGCCTGACTGTGAAATAAGGCCTTTTTTCTCGAATAGATCTAATAGTCCTGAATATGGATCCATGCCTGTTTCATAAGGAATTTTTAACTGCACTCCTTCAAATGGTTTTGCAAAACGAGTCTTCATGACCTTGCAGGCTGAACGAATACCTCTCACGTCAGTGACTTTGTTGCCGTCTTCATCTTCTTTGAGTTTTAATTTTTTCATTGCTACCACAATTGATGATGCATAAATGAATCCTTGCCCGCCTGATATCTTGTCATCTGGGTCAAACATGTCCTGTGATGCATATGTATGATTAGTTGCCACCATGCCCACATTGTAGGAACCAAACATGTTCACACAGTTACGAACTAGTGCTGTGAGTGCCTTGGGTTTTCTACCCAGATCGCCCTTCATGTCACCTTTTTCAAACTGATCAACGTCCGTTGGGGTCAGCATCATGCCCAGTGAATCTAAAACAAATAATACTTTGGGTCTTTCCTGTGGATCTTTATCACCATAATCTGCCTTGTACTCTTTCATGAAGTTTGATATGGTCTTTGCCACATCATCGATCATGCTCATGCCTAATCTCAACAGTTTGTCTTCGGATGTGTCCACGCCTATCGCTTGTAGCCATGCTTCGTCCAGTGCATTTTCTGAATCAATCAGGATCACAAAAATATCATTCTTTTGTGCTTCTCTGATGATGTTACCGGAACAAATATATGATTTGCCAGAACCAGATTCGCCGGCAAACACAGTTACTTTGCCCAAGGGAATGCCCTTGTTGAAATCACCTGATATCAAGTAGTTCAGTGCATAATTGCCTGTTGAAATCCAATCTGTTGGATCGTTGAATCCTATTCCAAGTCCATCGATCGATTTTGTGATAGACTTTCTAAATTTTGTTACATCAAACGGTTTGACCATGTGTTAATTCCTTTTGCTTATTATATGTGATTATCATAAATGTGTCAATGGGGGCATTTCTGCCCCCTATGGTATTATGACTTTTGTTGTCTTGCTCTGATCATCGCAAGGATGTCTTCTGCTTTGGAATTACCACCACCGGTTGGTGCTGGTGCAGTTTCTTGCTGTGGAGCAGGCTCGGGTGTCGCAGTCACAGTTGGTTGTGCAGTTTGAGTTTTCACTGCTTCTCCTTGTGGAAGTGCTGTGGTTCCACTGCCTGTGGCAGGTGCTTTTAATCCTGCTGGTCTAAAGTATTGTGAATACTTTTCTGCGTCATAGGGCTCACCATCCACTGATGCCCTGAACATCTCTTCCATGACCTTGATTTCAACTTCTGTTGGTTTCTTGGGTAGGAAGTCGGATAGATCATACAATCCGTGTGTGCCGATAGCACCATTCTGTTCTTCGGTCAGTGGAGACGTTTTTCTTGACCATTTGGATGTTGAGTAATCCGCATAACCACCTTTTGTGGTCTTGTTGATTCTGAAGTCAACTCCTCTGGTGTAGTCAGTCGGTAGATCCTCCATCTCAGGATCCATCAGTGCAGATTTTATTATATTGAAAATCTGTGGACCAATGATGAAACGTCTGATTGGATTTTCTGGAGTAGCATCTTCCTGCAGTGGAGATGATACCACGAAACCTTGGAATATGTACGAACGCTTCTTCCAATACTTTCTGCCCAAGTCTTCCAATGATTTGTCTTTGAACCATTGTCTCACTTCTGCGAGAATTGGACATGCATCACCATACATTTCCATACAAGGCACTTGTACCTGTACGGGACCTGATGAAGCATCACCCTTCACAGAGTTGAATGGTAATTTGATCATTGCTCGCTCTGTCCAAAAGAATGTGTTGTTCTTATCACCGTCTGGTAAAAAACGAATCACTGCTTCTGAATTTTCTGGGATGTTCCAGTGTGGATATATTGCGTTGTCTCCAATTTGCCCTTCACCTGATGGTTTAGAGTTTTGAGCTTGGAGTTTTGCTCTTATTTCTGCCAGTGTTGCCATAATGTTAGCCTCCTTTGTTGTTGCCTATAGTTGTGTATCACTGTAATGCATATTATATACGCATCACCATTCTTTTGTCAAGAATTATTTTAAGCCTGATAATCTTAGGATATCGTTGATGGATTCTTGGTATGGATCCTTGGCTTCTGCGCCACATTTCACACACTTGTTACCATAATGGAATCCACTGTCTTCACCTTGGGATAATGTATCTGTCAGTGCGGCAGACCCTGTTTCACCGTCTGCTACCAGATCTTCATTGTCTGCTTCCCATTCGTCAATGTATTCTTGTGCGTCTTTACGACTCATTGAAAATTCATTTTCTGTGCCACATTTTTTACAGTTCCAGGTGTATCCATAGATTTCGCCTGTGCCTGGGTAAACGGCATCTACATCATCTTCTTTGATGCCTTTGGGTCCATCATAGTATCTTAACACGTCAGCAATTTCTTCTACTTCGTCCCCATGTGGAATGTAGCCAAAGATTTTTTCAAGATCTTTAAGGAAAGCATTTGTGATAGGAAATTCATCTGGGTTATCATGCACCTGTTCCATACTTAAATCACCTAACGCATCATCTCCATATTTGTCAGCATATTTTTTTACTTCACCTGCTTCGATTGAGTCAGTTGGCACCCCAGTATTCAAATGATTCTCTAAGAAACCTGCTGGCAGTGGGTCGCCATTGTCGGCTTCGTATTTTTTATACTTGTTGGCCCAGGCTTTGATTTGTGCTTCTTTGTCTGCACCCAGTTCTTCTTTGAAATGACTTTCTCCCTCAGAAGGATTAGATTTGGCAAACTTCTTGAGTGCCTTGACAGCATCACCAAATGTGCATTTGTCGTCAACTCCGCACATAGGCCATACAGTTTTGGAGCCATATACCAAATCAGCATCATCAAAGTAGACATAAGCACTTTCAGGAAATCCTGCCGCTTTTCTAAGTGCTTGAGTTATATGTGGTTGATAATAATTTCTCATGAGCGATGGCATTGGGGTATCCTTAACATCACTTATTCTAAAATTCCAACCGTTGTCAATTTCTTTGGGTGATTTTTTGCTGACTGGGAGTTCATCATACATATCTGACAGTTCATCTTGAAGTGCTGTGTCTATGCCATATTTCATTTCGCCTTTGACTTGCCTTATCATAGAAAAAAGATCTCTCAAACGTTCTTGATACATCTTTTTGTCATCTAAATCCTTGGCATTAGTCCACATTGATTTGTAACCTTCATATTCTTTCTCCAGTTTAGCTAAAACCTGTTTGTCTGCGTTATCTAATTGGTATGCTTCTTTGACGCCTTTGATTTTTGCTGTGGCGGCCTTGAATTGTTGGTAGAGTGTTTTGATCTGTGGTGCAATGTTCTTGTCCACTCGAAGTTCACTACCTTGTCCACCAAATCCACCTGCTGAGTTAATAGCATCTGTGACCAAGTCCCAAAACTTGCTGTAATGATCAGGCATGTCTGCTTGTTCTAAATATTGCACAAGGTCTCCATATGAGAACATGTCATCTTCTGACAGAGCTTCACCAGCCATTATGGTTTGATAAATGTCTTTCATGTTCCACAGTGCGGCATTTGCCAATGCTGTTTGATCTTCACCTTCATTGTGATCATAGGGGTTGTCATCAATGCCTGTGGCTCTTCTGGTCTTGCCTTTTTTGCCCACTTGCACAACACCTGTGCTCATGTCATCTTCTGTGGTAGATTCTTCCAATTTGAAAGCACCTTTGTCAATCAACTGTGCCACTGCATCGTCTTCAATGTCAAAGTGCATGTATTCTTCATCCTGCATGCCCTGTTCTGAAAAGTCAATGTCTTTGTTTGCAATGCCCAGATAATCAGCAATCTGCACACGAGTCACATCATCTGTATACATCTTCCATGTGCCTGCATTGTGGTAAACTAACAGTCCACCGTTGCCATAACTGTAAGGATCTTCATCATCTTGTTCGTCATAGATGGCTATCTTCATCTTGGTGACATTAAATTTTTTGGGCAGTTCGCCTGCATCTGCCCACAGTGTCTTGTCCTGTGTGGGCATCACTTCAAGTGCGCCAGGTGTGTGAGTGTAGTGGCCGTCTGGAAATCGTTTGGGTGCTTCTGTGACTTCTAATTGGCCGAAAAATTCAAATAATTTCATCTTTATTTTTCTCCTCCGAACGCATCTTGATAATCTGAACGTTCAATCTGTTCGTCTTCTAATAAAAAGTCTAAAGCCGTTGTGTGGGCATTGATCCATGCCTCAAACTGCTCTGATTCATCTTTGTATTTTCTTTTGTATGCCTTGGCCAATTTGCCTTTGGCAATGTCTTGGCCTTTTATGTTTTTGAATGCTTTGATGTCTTCCGGAGATTTTCTAACTTCACTCTTGTGTGTGTCATCTATTTTAATTCTTTTCATGTCCTGCAAATACTTGTTTGCTAATTTGATCGCAGTGCCTTTGAGTTGTTTCAATTCAGGATTTGGTTTGTTGAAAAGTTCTCCTGCGTTTGAAATTTCTTGATCCATGTCTGAAGCAAAGTTGACAATCGCATCATCTTCCGGGTTGGCAGAAAGAAATCTTGTTGCTATGTCACGCATGATGGCTGACAATTTTTGATCAGTGTCTTTCATCTGTGCTCTTTGATTGTTGATGAATTCGTCGTATGAATCATCCTTCTTGAGGATCAATTTAGAATCTGGATTGTTGACCCATGCATCGACATACGATTTGTATCTTGTGGATGCCTGTGGCAGTTTCATCACATCTGGTTCGTCCATCTGTGCTGTGGCGTCATCTGGCTTCAATTCGGAAATTGGTAAATGCTTGAACGCATCCATGATGGAATCGTCAAATGTTTCTTTGGTGAATTTTTGTTTCAGTTCGTTGATTTGTTCTTCGGACAAGTCTGTCACTGCAGAATTAAGGTCTTCCAGCGTTGACTCGTATGTGTGAGATTTTGAAAGCTGTGCAAGAATTCTTTTGTTTTCGCCAATTTTATTTTTGGCCGCTTCTATGTAAGGAGCAGTGGTCTCATCCAACAGTCCTTGCCTGATGGTGTATTGGCTTAAATTTCTTAATGCTTTGATCTCGTCAACTTTTGCGACTATGGACTCGCCCACTTCGTCGTATGGGTTTCCGCCCTTGGCCACGTGCATCATCATTGCTCTGGCGCCTTGCAAATAGTTGTATGGGAAACGGAATCTCTCACCCTGTGCATTTTCTATGAATATGCATTCGATGTTTCTCGATCTCGCTCCCGGTATGGTCTCATCCACCTGCTTGGTGTGGCGGATAATCATCTTGGTTTTGTCTAATTTGTCGTATGATGTCTTGGGTGTTCCGTGCATTTTGCTTTCCTGTACTGTATTTACTTGAGAAAGGAACTCAAAGTCCCCTTGTTCTAAGTCGACTTTCTCTATGTCTTGGGGTTTAAATCCTATGTTGTGTTTGATTGCAAATTCACGCATGAAACGAGCAAAGTCATACCATTCCTGCTGTTGTGCTTGTTCTATAGAGTCTGTGAGTGATTTGTTGTAGATTAGGCGTAAATTTTCTTCATCTATGCTGATCGAAACAGCATTGTCGTTCCAATCAAACTTGAAAAATCTTGCTGATTGTGGGTCTGTCGTGGTTTGAGCCTTGTTATCGCCCAGTGTCAGGTTAGAAAATCTGCTTTTTAGTTCGTCGAAAAGGTCCTGTGCAACTACATTAAGATCCATAACACTATTTACCTACAAACCGCTTATCAATATAGGCATTGGCATTGTGATTTCCTCCGCTGAATCACGCAATCTTTCGAACAATTTTTGATCCCAACTGCTTATAGTTGTGGCCATACGCACTGCTAACAGCGTAGACATCACTAAATCGTCGTGCTCTCCTGGTTTGGCTGAGAAAGAATTGCCACTGGCCACGAAATTCTTGAGTTCGCTGACGAGATTCTTAGACTTTATGGTCATGGAATCGTTTTCCACCATCTGTTTGAGTTTGGCACATGCACTGACCTTGCTGATGTGCGTGGTGTTGTAGCCTTTACGGAACCTTCTCACGTGTCCTTTTTTGATGGTCTCTGACAGGAACTGTCCGGGTATGTTTTCTTCACCCATGTCTGATATGGCCACCAATCCCGCTTCACCTATAGAATTGTTTTCTATAGAATAATAGATTTCCGGTTGTACTATTCCTTTGCTTCTAAGATCATCTGCTATGTGTTCTATTATTTGACGCAGTATCCTTACCTGTCCTTGGATGGGAGTGGCGTTGTGTTGCCATTCTGCTATCTGTTTCATCTCGGGCAACTGAAACACTTCTATGGCGGCATTGTCGCCACCAGTCCCCATTGCAGGATCCAATGACACGATGTATGCTTTGCCCTTTGCCACCTTGTCATACCATCTCACGTGTCCATGTCTCTCCAAAGGCTCTATGCCTTCCAGTTCTGCGAGTTTGATCGGCTTTATGAGTGTTTCATCGTATATCAAAAATTCACAATCGTGTTCTCGTCTAAATCTTTCTTCGCCTATCCTTGCTCGCTCTTCCTTGGCCCATTGTTCTGTACGTTCAGGGTGCTCACGCCAAGAAGCCTTGAACGCCGCGAATCCGTTTTTGCCCACAGGTTGCTCGTTGCCATATTCATCCAATCTCTTGTTGGCTTCCTTCCATATCAGTGCGAATTGATCTTCGTCTGAGTTGGGGGTGGATGTGATGATACACTTACCACCAGTCGACAGTGTGGGTGCCAATGAAGTCCAAAACTCCCTGGCTTTGGTTGGTGGATTAACGAATGCGAACTCGTCACAGTATATCACAGACAGTGACATACCTCTACCTGTATTTTCTGTTGTGGTGGTCGCTTTGATCCTTGATCCGTTGTCAAACTCTAAGGTGTTCCTATTGTATGAATAAGCACCTGCTCGCAAAAAGTCTGGCAGTGCTTCATAGGTGTATCTAACTCTGTTCATGATGTCTTGGGCACCTGTGAACTTGTGAGCGGCGATCAGTATCTGTGAGTCAGGCACGAACATGGCGTACCACACAAGATATGCGGCCGCACAGGTTGTCTTGCCTGTTTGTCTGGGCAACATGGCGATGGCGAATCTGTTGTCATGATATGTCTTTATGAGACCTTCTTGATATTCGAACATGTCAAATTTCATCGACCCTTTGGTGGGGTGTTGTATCATGCAATAATTTTTACAGAAGTAGAGGGGACCATTCTTTGGATCCATGCACTTGTTGAGTTCAAGGATTTCTTTCTCAGTAAATTTTACACGCTGGTGTGCTTTTTTGGTGAGATTGCCTTGTAAACTTTGCGCCATACTAATATTTACTTGATAAAACTATTAGGACTTTTTGTTTGAAGCAACAGGAGAAGCAGTTTCTTCTTTGCCCATTTCAACGATTTTACCGTCACCTTGGACATCTTCTCTGCCTGAGTCTTTTCTACTTTTTACCAATTCTTTGAACAGACTCATGTTGTATTCATCACCATACAGAGGTTTACCGATCGCTGTGTCATCTTTGTACTCTGGATCTGTTGACAGTTTGGTCACATATTCTCCATCATCCGATGACTCAGTTTCTGTAGGGTCTGCAGGATGTTTCACTCTGATATGATCTTGCGGAATGCCAAATGTATCTGATATCAATTGTTCCAGCATCTGATGTGAAATAGGGTAAGCCGCTTCGATGTCGAATATGCTGACTTCCTGATTTTTCAAACGCGGAAACTCGTGTGGGTGTTCTTGCACTGGTGTTGTAGTTAACTTTTTGAAACTAACAGTTTCATACTTTTTCATCATTTCCTTGAGTTTGTTCTCAAACTTTTCTGGTAATTCGCCAGCAATTTTGACTCTGGCCATGTACGTTTTAGTTGATTCTGCAAGGAATTCTTTGAATGTTTTCATTGTAACTTTATTTATCGTCTTTGTTAGCTGCGAGTATCTGTTTTATAAGCTCGTTGCGATCCGCTATTACACTGCCTGTGCCAGTAACCACTTCTTCGTCCGGTTTTCCTTGATCTAACTTCATTTTTTTGAGTTGCAGTTCGATCATTTTGAGTTTTTTGTCCACTTTGATGTTTTTGGCATTGATGGCATTGCTCATCATTGAAGATGCAACTTCCATTATTCTGCCCGCTAAACGTGGCTCTATGTTCATGCCCAGATCCATTAGATCCTTGTATGACTGATATGATTCTTCCGCGTACTTGTCTATCTCTGAATCTTCTGCCAAACCGTCTACTTGTGGTAGGGCGGCATCTATCTTGTCAAGACTTAACTTTTCCTTGATGAGAGCATTTGCTTCGCTGTCATTTTTTTGTTCCTGTTCCTGTTCCAACTTTTCCCTGAAACTCTCAGTATCATCAGTTGTTTCAAGATCAAATATTTCTTCTAACTTCTTTGTCATACTATTACTTAACCTTTTTAAAAAAACACATCAGCAATCCCATTTTGATCTTCCATGGTTTATTTTCAATTCCTTGGTTGGTTGCGTGTAGTTGGAAGCAATCGAACACCATGGGACATCTTGGTTTCCATTCTACCGTCGATTCTTCGGTGAGACCTGTGAGCCTTTGGTATGGAGTGTAGTTAAGATACTTACTCCAGTGGCCGGGGTCGTAAGGTTTTAAATTCTGCTCAGCAGTTTGTTTGCCTTGCAGTGTTTCGAAATTTATTTTCGAATAATCCGTGATGATTGGATAATCTGCATCGCCAACATTTTCTGCTCCATGATTGTAAACACTGAACCAACTGATATGCCTCTGTTTGAAAAACACCACATGGTTGTCCACCACAGGAGAAATCATCAACGGAATCACTATGTTGCGCCATGGCACCCATTTCCTGTCTTCATGGTCGTAGGGGAATTTTTCGAATGTGGAAGTCCAATCTTTTTTCCTTATGCTGTCATTGTGCAGTCCGTACTGCTCGGGTGTGATGAAATAATTGCCCTTAACCACAGGACTGTCTCCACTGCCCGGCAAAATTTTTTCGAACTTGTCTGCAAACTTTTCGTAGACTCCCCGCAAGTTTCCGCTCACAAAAAATGTGCCATTGGGATTTATCCTCAATTTCCTGCACTTGGAAAAAGCAAATCCTTGCATCCATTGGATTTCTTGTTCATCGAACATCTCATCATGACATTGTGCTGGAGCAAAGTTTTGTCTAATCTGCTCTGTCACATCTTCACGCTCTATGTCGGTGAGATAGCGACCATGATTTTGTGTGTAATTGATGTGTTGTTCTAAATCTTGCTGTGTGTTCAGTTCTATGTTCATTATATTTTTCTGAGGAAACACAACAACAGTCCCATCTTTAGAGTCCATTGTTGATCTTTGAATCCCTTGTTGGTTGCGTGTAGCTGGAATGCGTCGAACACTATGGGGCATCGTGGCTTCCATTCACATGTGAGTTCAGGTTCCAATCCGGCCAATCTTTCATATGGAGTGTAGTACAAATAATCATCATAATGTGCCTTGTCATATGGTTTAAGATTGTCCTGTCCCGATTGCTTGCCTTCGGGCGTGTAAAAGTCTATTGTTGAATGGTCGTCGACGATCTTGTATGTCGTTGCAGACGTCATTCTGTTGCCATGATTGTAGACGTGTGACCAATCTATGTGCCGTTGTTTGAAAAACACAGCATGGCTTGTGATGTTTGGTCTGGTGACAAATATAGGTATTATCACATTGCGCCATGCCACATATGATCTCTGTGGATCATCTATGGGCAACCATCCCAGGCCTTCTTCCCAGTCTTTTTGCCTCATGCTGTCGTTGTGCAATCCATATTGGTCTGGAGTTATAAAAAAATTACCTCCCACAATTGGTGATTTGTCTGCACCCGGCAGTATCTCATCTATTTTTTGTTTGTATTTTTTGTAGATGCCCTCCATGTTACCAAATATGAAAATCGTTCCGTTTGGGTTGTGCCTTACGTGTGAGCATCTTGAAAACGCAAACCCATACATCCATTCTATTTCCTCTTGCGTGAACATCTCGTCGAATGCTTGTGCTGGTTGGATGTTTTCCGCCACATTTGATATGACTTCAGGGCGCCTAATATCTGTTAAAAATTCTGTGATATCTTTGCGATAATTTCTGTGTGATTTGAGGTCTTCTTGCGAATTTATTTTTACAAACATATTATTAATTACTTGAACATGTCTGACTCTGTAATAACTCTGAAACGTATTCCTTTGCCCTTGGCCCACTTGTTGGCGGCCTCCCATTTGGCTCTGTTCACGATGTAAGCCGCTTGGTTTTGTGAATTCTTGCCTATGGATTCCATTTTTGCTTGGTTGTTGGGCTTTACTTCGATGAGTTCGGCAACTTGTTGTTGTTTTTTGTTGTTGTACACTATGAAGAAATCAGGAACATAGATGGTGTTCTTGCCGGTCAATGGATTGCGATATGGAATCTGTATGGATTCAGATGCCCACTGTGTGATGGAAGGATTGTTGTCACAGAATCTCATGAATGCCCATTCCCAGGACGATCTGTATCTCGGAGTTCTCTTGCCGACGTATTTGTCGGGATTACTCATCTCGAACAAGCCATTCGCCCAACGTCTCATGTTACACCTTTATGTTGCGTTGTACTTGGCTCAGTGATTCTCTGGCTGATTTGAATCCTAACACTGACGTTTTGAATCTGTTAAGGTTTAAGATTTCCGCTATGATCTCGTTCAACTCCAAGGTAGTGGTTTTTGCAAGTTGATCGATGATCTGGAACACTGGAACATTGTCCACCCTTGCTTGTCTAAGGATGATGTACGCTATGCTTTCTGCACTAACTTGTGCGAAACCCTTGTTTACGAAAAAACCTTTGACTGCATCATACTCTCCCGCCGCGAAAGAAAACCTATCACCGTTGAAACCTGATATGTAATCTATCAATGATTGTGGATCATTTTTTTGCACACCGAGATTTGTGGGTTTGAGCGAGTTGGTCGATGCCTGTGAGTTTTTGTATATGGCCATTATGATATTACCTGTGTTGATATGATTTGATCATACAGTTCTTGGTCTACGTTGTATGAAATTATTCCGTTCTCTGCCAACTTGACTGCATCTGCGATTGCCTGATTTTCGTACACACTTTTCTGTGCGTTGGTTAGTTTGCTCCACTCGGTGTCCACTTGATCCAAGTCCAAGTTGTTCTGTGATCTGAATGAATAAAATTTTGTAAACTTGTCCTTGGCCTGTGTGTCTAAATTGAGATACTGACTGATCTGTTGTGGAGTCAGTTTGATCTGTGATTCTTTCACTGCCAACTGTGTGCCCAGTGTTTCCACTGCTTTGACTTTTTGTTGTTTGTTGGATCCCAATGGTAAACCCTGTGTGGTGCTGTTGAGCTGTGCTTCGGCTGATTTGCTTCTCTCGTTTTGAGGGAAACGGATGCCCGGCTTGGATGTTGCTCCCAGATTGGATCCTGTTTTTTTAATTGATTCTTTTGCGATGCCGATGATCTCTTCTTTGGCTCCCTTGATTGCTCTGCCCGATTTTAATTTTTGGTATACGTTACCAGCTGCCAATGCGGCGCCTAAAATATTTCCTTCTTTCAACAATCCCAAAGCCGAACCCGCACTGCCTAACAATCCAAATATAGAATTTGCACCTCCCTTGTTGGGTGATGGTGATCGATCGTAATGGAATGTTGCGAATCCTTGAGGATTATCTCTGCTGACTGCCCCCGCTTCCACTTTGACTCCGCTGTATGATATAGAAAATGTGTGTTCTGACAATCCCGCCCCATCTGATTGATCCATGGTGCCATTGTTGTAATCTGTGATGATGGGATTCATCATTTTGTACTGCGTGAATCTTTGTCGGTTCATTTGGTATATGGAAATAGAATTGAAGAATGGTTTATCATTTGCTATAGCTCGACCCCAGGTGTTGTTGCTGGAATAATTTTCACTGAAGGAACCATTTTGTCCTTTGTAAATGTTGTCCGCTATGTTTGTGTCAGCATAATAGTGTCCATAATAGTTTTTGAAGAAAGCAACAGCAACATCTCCCATGTCGTCATGTAGGGTGATGTTCACTGGTTGATAACTAACTCCCGTGGTTACATAATTTTTGTAGTTGTAGGAATTCCTCATTTCAACATTGAACGAATACTGTGGTAGATCACACCTTTTCACAATCATGCCTAATTCATTTTTTTGTGAACCGCTCAACGAGTTGCCTGCTGAAAATTCAAACACAACATGGTAAAGGAATTTAGACTTGGGTGCTAATCGGAAAAGATCATCCGTGTACAGCCTCGCCGCGTGTTGGTAATCCTTGAGGGTGTCACCGCCCAAGAGGTTCTGAAGGAAATTATTACGCCAGTTCATACTGTTGTATTTATTGGACTAAAAAGAGAGGGTATTAAGAACCTGTAGCCGCTGTTCCGATAGCTCTTGCTACTGCTGAACCAATACCTGTGCCTCTTGGAGTTTGGATCGCATTGTCATACTTGATCGACATTGTGATCTGCACTGGTTCTGAAGTTGCGTAAGCCAAAGTACCATACTGTACATTTTCAAGATAACAACCATACAGTTCAAAAGTTTCTAATATGTTTGGAGTGTTGGCACCGTTGCCACCATCCAACACTTCAACTCTTGAAGTGAATTTGTAATCTCCTGCCGCTGCCGCACTTGACTGTTCGAAGAAATCGAACTGTTTCTGTAACTGCTCGCCAGTAAGTTTTGATACTTCGTTGTTTACATCGTCTCTCACGTTGAGTGTGATAGGCTCCCATGTGTGTTTGCCCGCCATGTAAACTCTCGAATTGTAAGCATCGATAGTGATAGGATCAAAAGATATGTTTGGTCTTGTGATGTCAACCACTTGCTTTGTTAACTCAGATCTAGGAGTTGAAACACCAAAGTTTTCAAGAACCACTCTGAATCTATATTGAAGTTTTGGCATTAGCAAGCCTTGTGAACTTGCTGATTGATCACTTGCTAGTGGTACTGTAAATTTTGATAGTGTTGATACTGCCATTTTGTTTTTCTCCTAGTACGAATATTTACTATTCATTATTTCCTTTTTTAACTTATACCTTTAAAGGCCTAACTCCGCTATCTCGCCTGTGTTCTTCAATCTAACTGGTATGTAGATGAATTCAACTGCTTTTACAGGTTCAATCGCAACATCAATATACAGTTCGTTTCTGTCAATTCTTGATGGTGTGTTGTTTGTTTCATCACACACCACAGCAAAGTCGTATAAAGCTCTCTGTGCTGTGAGTTCTAAGAAGAACGATTCGATAGCTTGCTTGACTTCGTTTCTTGTCAGTGCGTCATTTGGTTCAAATATGAACGGACGAGTTATTTTGTCCAACTGCAATCTAACAAACGCAACCAATCTTGCTACATTGATTCTATCCAATGCTGAAGCAGTCAGTTGTCTTGTCTTTTGACCAAAGTTTAACAAACCTGCGCCTGTCACGAATGAAATCGGATTGATATGCACAGAGTACAATGAGTCTCTTAAGCCTTCTGACACTGCTGTTGTTGTGAATTCGCCTTCCGCATCGATGTAACCCACTGATGAAGCGTTGTCGATCACACCACGTCTTACACCTGCTGGTGCAAACCATGGAAATGCCACTTGATCATTCAGTGCGATTGTTCTCAACATCATGTGTGATGGTGGAACAGCAACTGATTCTCCTGTGAGATCTGTTGTGAACCCTGATGGATAAAACACACCTGTGAATGAGTTGGTTGTCAATAAACCATCTTCACCGTTGTCTGCCGCACCCGCTGAGTTATTTGCCCAGTTTGTTACCGCAGTCGAGTTTGGTGCTAATCTGAATGGTGAGTCACCTACCACGAACGCAGTTTCTTTTCTGTCTGCGTTTAGCGTTTCAAGGTTTGAAATCAGTTCTGGATAACCAGGAGCTGCAAGTAGATTGAATTCTCTTTGCTCTTCTCTCAACTCTGTGGTTGATTCCACAGTCGATTTCATCGCCTGCACGATCATATTTCTCTGTGCTTTTCTGCCCATGTATGGTGAACCATCGTTCTTCAAACCTGATGCAGTGATCCATGCATCCTTTTCACTTGGTAGTGTTGGGTATGTGGTTGTGTCTGCAAAGTTAGTTCTTGTGAACCAATTTTTGACGAATTTCTTGACATTGTAACCTGATCTTCTTAGGTTGAATCCAAGCATGCCTTTTGGATATAATGCTGGATCTGGCTTGTCTATGTCAACATATGTTGAAGTCAACAAGTCTGTGATCAATGATTCTTTTTGCACAACATCGAGCGTGCCGTTCACATGATAACGGAAATCAGCGAAAAGTATGCCATCCTGAGATGTTTGATCTGAATTATCAATCAACACCCATTCTTGTCCATTCAACTGTGATGAATCGTATCTGTAAATCTTTGGATAGTTTTCCAAATCTGCAGTGTCTAACCATAAATCACCATCAACAAGTGCTGTACCGTCTGACTGCAGAGTTGGCTCTGTGGCAGAAATGATTGGACCTTTTGGATCTGTGTTCGATAGGTCAAATCCCCTCGCATCTGATGATACGTTTTGATAACCAGTCCATGCACTTCCATTGTGGATCAAGATGTCCACTTCGTCAACTGTGGTGTTGTACCATGATTGACCGCTTGCTGGATCTTTGGTTGGTTCTGTTGTGGATTGGATTGCTGTGAATGTTGTTCCAGAGTCTGGTCTGTTTTCAACAGGTGCCCAGTTTGATGCAACGAATGAGTATGAACCGCCCAGTATGGTTGAGAAATCATCCTTGTCTCCAGCTGGAGCTGTGTAAAGATTTGCGATCTTCTCTTGGGATAGATCTGAATTACCACCATATGAGTTAGCATATGTGGAATTAAATCCTAAGTCGCTCATCACTGTGTCGTTGTCTGTGAAATAGATGTTACCACCCTTGGCATGTTTCAGTGTGATTCTCTTTGTGTTTGAATCATATGAAGCAGTGATGTGTTGGAATCCCGCAGCTGATACAGCCGCTACGAAATCGTCCGCATCTGTGGCTGAACTGCCTATGGAAACAGTTTTTTCGTTTAATTTGTTCGATGCTGTGTTTGAAGTTGCAGAACTATCGATCGTTGTTTCAGCCATTTTGATTGTGACAGTGCCACCATTTGTAAATGCAGATGACTTTGTAGCAATCTTATTGGATACTATCTGAGTTGATGAACCAACACCAACCGATCTTTTCCATAACACATAATCAATTAACTCGCCCGAATCTGCTGTTGAATCATCCCATTCTGACTCACCTGAGTTGACTTGAACGAAGTGGCTGTTTGTTGTTAGATTAGAACCACCGCCGATTTTGTCCAACTGTTGTAGTGCTTGCTCTTGTGTCTTGTACACAGGAGCTGAGTATGATTCGAACACGCCTGTGGTCGAGTTGTATTTTTTGAGTGAAATAGATGCGCCCGAATTAGGCTCTGTTGTTTGGATCCAAATCGAACCGGTTGGTCTTGATCTTGAATCGCTTGATCTAAATCCATGATCTTCTGTGTGCTGACCGATGAACACTTTCGGGATGTAGTATCTGCCCGATGTGATACCAAGCAGTGAACATCCGTCCACTGTTGAGTCACCAACGCTTGTGATTATGATCGAACGAGCCACAGCGGCTGTCGAAGAGTCATCACCTGTTGCGAGTGGTATCGCGTAAATTTCTAATTTGCCATCTACCGCCGCAGCTGCCACGCCTGAAATTCCCGCAGAGTTGATCGCTGATGCGGCTGTGGTTACTGTTTGGCCTAACACAACATTAGCACCGTTGATGTTGATGGTAGCATCTGACAGTGAAGGATTTGTTGCTGTGCCTTTGATGGTTGGGTGTGCTGATGACCATGATGCATCTTTTGTTGCAGATGAAGCTGATCCAACCTGCACCCATGTGTTCGAACGAGTTTTGTAATACAATCTGTTGTATGGATTTGTTGCCACCACGGCATAATCACCGATAGCACCTTTGGTTGTCTTTGGTGCGTTTCCTGTCACATCATCTGTTGAAGTGATGTAGATAGGAGTCTTGACAGTGAATGACTGTGTTGAAGAATTCCATTCTTTGATGCCCCATGATGAAGAAGCAAGATCTAACCAATAGAATCCATCATTTGGTGTGCCACCAGGTGCACCAGCTGAACCCTGTAGGTCTGCTAGATCAATGTTTGCTCTGATCACGTAAGCACGATTGGCTATTCCAAGAAAGGAGTAAGCGGCTTGGAGTCCATATTCGTTGAGTTCGTAACCTTGAATAGGTGTGCCCGAAGCATCTGTGTAGAAAGTTGGTGTACCGAATGTTTGGGTCAACTCTCTCTGTGATGATACGAGGTAAATTTCGTTTGCGTTTGTTGACAGCGTGCCTGCCGCTGTTCCTGTTCCTGTGCCTGATGTTTTGTTTTGAGCAGTCGCTACTACTACGAGAGGTACCGCTCCAGGAATTCCGGGCACATAGAATGATTCATCTATTACGGAAACCTGTACTCCTGGTGATGTTAAAGCCATTTTTGTTTACTCCTAAGTTATGAATATTTATTACCATTGGGCTGATTATTAGACATTTTTAAAGAGCGATGAAAAGGTTAGCATAAATATATGCGTGTTTAATGGCAACGGAAATCGAAGACCACTCTGTAAAGAATGCAACAGCAAGCCCGCGGCCTACAATTATAGGCGTGGTGACAAAATCTATTACAGGAAAAAATGTGATGCCTGCATAAGGCAGTCATCCAAGTCCACCATCACAACTCCGGCTTGGCAGAGGGCGGGTTACTCCAAAAAGAAATCGTGTGAGATGTGCGGCTTCAATGCCCAACATCCATACCAATTGGATGTGTACTATGTTGATTCCAACATGAACAACAACAATACCAATAATCTAAAGACTGTGTGTGCTAACTGCAACAGATTGATGCATGCTAAAAAGTCCGGGTGGCGCCAAGGTGATTTGACTGTAGATCATCAATAGCACGATGCACTTTTCTTTTTAATTTTTCCACATCATCGTTGTTTAATATTTTGAAGTTGAAATTGGTGTGAGCCCATGCCCATTCCGACGGGTGTATGCCTGTGGGAGGTATGCCTTGATCCTTGTACAGATCAAACCATTCAGGGTTTTCACCACGCTTGATGCGCCACACTGTGCCGCCTATGGATTTTATCATGTTGACTTCGTTGGGGAAGCGTGTGTCGGGAACCACCCAATTGGTCACAGGGTTGTGTATGAGTGTTTTTTTGACCAAACTCACCCATATGCCATCATAGAAACCATGACGCATGCATTCTGTGCCGAACACCTGTAGCACATGCCTTGGAGTGATGTCCTTGTTCATCTCTTTGGACCAAAATGTGTCGGGTGTTTCTCGCCATGCTCTGCCTTCTTTGGTGTCACCTTCCAGCAGATGTCTGGGCCAGTCGAACATCTCCGCCACAGCGTCCTTGAGCTTGTCTGCGAATGATATTTTTTTGAATCCGTACTCTTGGACTAATATGTCGGCCACGGTGCCTTTGCCCGAGCCTATTAAACCGCAGATGCCTATGACTTTACCCATAGCACAATTATACGATCTTTTTTAGCCGATTACAAATGATAATGGAGTGCCGCCCTCGGAATAATTGCCTATTTCCGATTCCAGTTTTTCCATTTCGTTGAGTCCTTCGTTTTTGAGAGTGTCACCATTCAGTTGACCGCCACCCTGTGGACCTGCAATGGTTGAAAATTTAGAACGGGCCTCGCCCAGTGTGAACTTGCTCACAGCCAGTGTGTATTCTCTGATCCATGGTTTTGCATAGATGTCTTGTAGCAGTATGAAGTCTGGTCTGTAGTTGGATTGTGATAACAGCACAGTTTCTCGAGATCTCTGTCTTCTGTGTATGGTTAATCTTCTTGTGGGTTGATCGAAGTGAAAATTGATGAATCCACCAAACATCCTCATCACCAATTCCTGATAACCAGCAAACATGTCATAAGTTGCCAATCCGCCAATTCTACCTGTTTGTAATAGATATATGTTGGTGTAGGCCAATTCAAAAGGATCAAAGGAAGTACCGCCTTCTGACGAAGAAGCACCGCCCACTGTTCTGCGATAGATTTGGTTGACACGGATCACTTCCGACGGCAGTGTGTACACAGACTGATCTGGTTGTAGTTCAAGAAAACCATATGATTCTTCTATAGAATTAGATGATCTCTGACGGAACTTGTCCACAGCGGAGGTGAATGCCATCTCCAAGTGTTTGACGTCGAGTTCCACTTCTATCATGCCATCGCCCAAACGAGTCTTGACATAGTCAAAAATCTCTTGTTTTGCTTTAATGGTGTCTTGATCCGTGATCGTGTTGTTGACTGTGTCTACCATACTATGTATTTAATCCAATAAATAGTTAAAATGCCAAGATTATCACTTTACAAACCCGAGAAGGGAAATGACTACAATTTCATGGATCGTGTGATTGCAGAACGCTTCCAAGTGGGTGGCACAGATGCTTATATTCACAAGTACATTTCACCTGTAGATCAGGGCGAACTAAACGATGCCACACAGCCACAGAGATCGGGAGATTCTCTCAATGAATTGGCCATCCAGGATCTGTTGTTTTTGGAAAACAGAGATCGCAAGTATGATCCAGATGTCTACAAGGGCAGGGTTATCTACAATGTGCAGGACATAGATTTTGATCTGTCACAGTTTGGACTGTTTTTACAGAACGATCAACTGTTCATGCTGTTCCATTTGAACGACACCGTGGACATGTTGGGAAGGAAGTTGATGGCGGGAGATGTCATCGAACTGCCACACCTCAAGGACGATTTTTCACTGGACGAGACCGACACCGAAACACTCAAAAGATATTACGTGGTGGAAGATGTTTCCAGGGCATCGGAAGGTTTTTCACAAACTTGGTATCCACACCTGTTGAGAGCTCGTGTCAAGGGCATCAAGGACGCACAGGAATTCAGAGACATACTTGGCGACAAGGATGAGAACACCCATCAAAAAACTCGTGACACAGATTTGGCCATCAACCAAGCCATCATCGATCAGGCAGAGTCAGACGCACCCAAGTCTGGATACAACACCAAACCATTACATGTCATGCCAACCGACGAAGAGGGCAAGGTGGCGTTGGTCACTGTGGACGATGACATGCTCACAGACACAGGTCACATCAATGTGGACAAAGTTTACCAAACACCCCAGGCCAACGGATACTTGGAGGGATACCTCACAGGAGATTCTATACCGGCCAACGGTGAAACCTACACAGCTGCCACTTCATTCCCTGCCAATCCCACAGAAGGCATGTTTGTGTTGAGAACGGACTATTCACCAAACAGATTGTTTAGATTCGACGGAAGAAGATTCGTGAAAATAGAGGACAATGTGAGACAGACCATGACACAAAACAACACACGCAACACTCAGAAGACTGGATTCATCAACAACACCAACACAACCACCCTCAAGGATGGTTCATCAACAACACCAGAGAGAGTGGCGCTCAGCAAACTGTTGAAACCTAAGGCGGACAACTAATGCAACATTTCTATGACGCCCAGATAAGAAGATACATCCTGCAGTTCATCCGCATGATGTCGAATTTTTCTTATGTGACAGGTAAAAATTCCAAGGGTGCTTCGGAGACACTGCAGGTTCCGGTCAAGTACGGAGACATGAGCCGACAGGTGGCGCAGATCATCAAGAAGGGATCCGAGAACACACTGATAGCGGCTCCCCAGATTTCATGCTACATCACTGGATTGACGTATGACAGACCAAGGATGCAGAATCCCTATCATGTGGATAAGAAACACATCCGTGAAAGAGAATATGATGCCACCACAGACACCTACACTGGTGCTCCCGGTGAATCCCACACCATTGAAAGAATCATGCCCACACCATTTGAAATAACTTTCAATGCAGACATATTCACCACCAACACAGATCAAAAATTGCAGATACTTGAGCAAATACTTGTGTTATTCAATCCCGCACTGGAACTGCAAACCACAGACAATTTTTTGGATTGGACTTCACTGTCATTTGTTGAACTAACCAATGTGAACTTTACTTCACGTGCAATTCCACAAGGCATAGCAGATGAAATTGATGTGGCCACACTGACATTCAGGACGCCCATATGGTTGTCACCACCTGCCAAACTCAAAAAACTGGGAGTGATAGAAAAGATCATCGCCAGCATATACGACGAGGACGCAGGAGTCGTCGACGTGCAGGGCATCCTGGGAGAATCGCTGTTGTCCAAACAGTACGTCACCCCGGGTCAGTATGCTGTGCTGTTGATAGGCAACAGGATGACACTGTTGGGCACCAATCAGAAATCCGGAGGCCATGCCACCAACACACTCAACAAGGCATTCGAATCCCAATCACAGTATGGCAACAAAACCAATTGGCTCAAATTAGAATCATTGTATTCCAAAACCATCACCGGCGGGCTCACCCAGGTCAAACTGCAACAGAGCGCGACCGCTGTGAATGGTGATGACATCATCGTGGAGGTAACCGGCACCTGCGCCATAGATCCACAGGACGAGTACACCCTGTTGTTCACCGTGGACCAGGACACAGTGCCCACCAACACCATAAATGCTGTGGATGCCGTGATAAATCCACTCACATTCAACCCAACAGGAGTTGCCAATGGCACCAGATACCTGTTGACAGAATCCATCGGTAGCGCCAAGGATGATTCCACACAGAACACGGGACCATCTGCTTGGGGCAATCTTATTGCAAGTGCCAACGACATTGTAGAAAAGGTTGGGGGTGTATGGGTGGTGGACTTCAACACTGATTTCGACGATGGATCCACGCAGTTGCGTAGGGGAGGATTGGATTCTTCTTCTGTGGGGGACAGCACATTCAGGACAGTACACTATGTCACCAACGTGACCACAGGTGTGCAGTACAAATGGTTACCAGATGCCGGCTATTGGGTTAAATCCTTCGAAGGTTTTTACCAGCCAGGAACTTGGTCCATCCAGTTCTAATCGATAAAATATAGTATGAGTGAAATCACAGCCACAGGTTGTTTGTTCTACGCCAAAACCACCAAAAGATTCCTGTTCCTAAATCGCCTGCTCAAACAGAAGGGCACCTGGGGCATGGTGGGTGGCAAATCAGTGGCCACCGAAACACCTTGGCAGGGATTACAGCGAGAGATAGTGGAAGAAGTTGGACATCAACCCAACATACAAAAGACCATTCCGCTGGAACTGTTCATCAGCAAGGACACTCGCTTCAAGTTCCACACCTTCGTGTGTGTGGTTGACCAAGAATTCATCCCCAGATTGAACGGGGAACACTCGGGTTACGCTTGGGTGTCCATCAATTGTTGGCCACAACCTCTGCATGATGGTGTGAGGAAAACTCTCCAAAACAAGAGCATAAAAACAAAACTTCAAACTATATTGGATCTGATCGTTTAGGGTCTAAGAACAACTGGTGCTTGTTTGGGTCCTTGACCGGGTGCTTTGTAGTCAGCGATGGTGCCACCGTCTGTGACCCATTCTGCAACGATGGAATCGTCTGAGGCGACCACTGTTCTTTTCAATCTGCCCGAGTCCTGATATGCTACTTTTACTGAGGAAGCATCTGATTCATACTGTACGCCAAGTATCTGTGTTTTTGATGTGAGTGACATACTACTATTTATTAATCTTCGATCAGTGTTCTCAACAATTTAATGTCTGAACCTGTGGCCTGAGCAGATCCTCGCAATCGCACATTGCCTGCATCGATGTCCACAGAAAATGTGATCAGATCGTTGTTGCCTGTCTTCAACAGTGAATACTCTGCAATTTGCACATTAGTGCCATCGTGTAGCACCATGATCTCACCGGATTGATATTCGGATGTTGAAGTATTTTTAATTCTGTAAACATATTTGGCGGCCCTGTATGTAGTTGCGGACCAAGTGTCTATGTCCTCCACAGCAGAATCCACTTGTGTGTTGTTGATCTCTGACAGTTGAACATTGTTGATTGACACTGTGCCATTCACTGTGAGTCCATCTGTTTCGATGGAATCATTGATCCTCACAGAAGCAGAATCACCCGAAGCGATGGTGTTGACCAACAGTGTGCCATTGGGGATGGAAATACCACCCGACACAGTGGTGATCAATCCCGGACTGACCAGGCCACCGTGATACAGTTCTGTGGCGCCACCGTGACCCGCTGTGACAAATGTCTGAGTGCCGTCATCGTTTTGTAGCGAAATGTTTCTGCCTCGCACATACACTTCTCCGGATGTGCCTGCCTTGGTCAAGTACACATCTGTGCCATCGTGTGTGAGAGTTAGGTCTGCTGTGGAATCTCCTGATCCAATGGTGATGGTGCCATTGCTGGTGAGGTCGATGTTGCCACTCAGTTGGATGTCGTCTGCTTGGATATCTGTGGCCTGTAAGGGTGCTGTGATTGACACTGCTGATGAATCATTGGAGCCAATTTGATTCACAGTGATATCACCGAAAATTGATGTTCCAGAAGATTCAATGTTAGCAACCAGTGTTGCCACAGATGAATCGGTGATAGATGTTGCTGTGCCTACTGATGTTGTTAAAACTGCTTTGAATTTGTCATCACCCTCATTCCAATACAGTGCGGCGTTGTTGCCTGCAGAACCACGTTCGATCATGATACCCGAATCCACATCAGCACCACCTGAATTTGTTTCGGACAAAATTAATAATGGATCCGAAACAGTGATGTTGGTCGAATTGACAGAAGTTGTTGTGCCCGAAACGGTCAAGTTGTCAACTTGTATGTTGCCCGCTGTGATTGTGCCCGATGTGGTTAAGTTTTCATTGTCGAATGATATAGTTCCAGATGAATCTGTGATGGATCCGTTGCTTATTGTTAGATTTACAACTGATAGTGTACCAGCCACTTGCAGAGTTGA